CTGTCACAAGGACTAACAACACTACTCTTTCTGTCCCATTCACAGCAGGTGCAACAGGTGGTTCTGCTATTACTTCTTACACTGCTACAAGCAGCCCATCTGTTGCCTTAACTGTTTCTGGTACTACAACTCCGCTAACAGTTACTGGAACTTTTGCCTCTAACACTGCGTATACAGTTCAAATTGTTGCAGTTAACGCCAATGGTTCATCTACAGCATCTTCTGCGTCTAACTCTGTAACTCCAGTTCCTATTCCAGTAGTTACTGGTGGAACTCTTACTTCTGATGCAACTTATTACTACCGAACATTTACAAGCAACGGAACTCTTGGAGTTAGCAATACTTCGTTAACTGCAGATTATTTATTGATTGCTGGCGGAGGAGGAGGAGGCTATTATTCACGTGGAGGAGGAGGAGGTGCTGGAGGCTTGGTTAATTCTTCGGCTCAAACCCTTACAGTAGCAAATTATCCAATTGTTATTGGTGGTGGGGGTCAGGCCTCTGCTTATCCTGCATCTAACGGAGACAATACTACTTTTAACTCAATTACCGCTGTTGGCGGAGGTCGCGGTGCAACTAATGATAACTACACTGGCGCATCAGGTGGCAGTGGTGGTGGTGGTGCTGGTAATGGTTCAGGGGCATTTGGAAATGGTGGTAGTGCAACATCAGGACAAGGCAATAATGGCGGTAACAGTGGGGCTTCTGGTGGTGGCGCAGGAGGTGGTGGCGCAGGAGGCACAGGAAACAACAGTAGTTTTAGTCCTGGTTCTGGTGGTTCCGCAACAAGTTCCTATTCATCTTGGGCCTCTGCAACTTCAACAGGTGTAAGCGGTTCTTATGCTGGTGGCGGTGGTGGCGTTATTGCAGGCACTAATGCAGCAGGAGGCGGCGGCGGCGGCGGTGCTGGTCAGGTTGCTGGAACTGCAAATACTGGCGGCGGTGGCGGCGCTGGCGGCGGTGGCACTGGCGGTGCTGGTGGTTCTGGATTAGTAATTATTCGTTACACAAGAGCACAGGTAGGTGGATAATGGCACATTGGGCAGAATTGGATGAAAGTAATATTGTACTTAAAGTAACAGTTGGAGATAATAATGATCCAGATGAAGGATACCAATGGTTAATTGATAATCTTGGTGGAACTTGGGTTAAGACTTCTTATAACGGAAACATACGTAAAAACTATGCAGGAATTGGATTTTTATATGATCCAATTAGAGATGCCTTTATACCACCAAAACCAGAAAATATTGACGGTATAGAATTTATTCTTAACGAAGATACATGTCTATGGGAACTACCAGAAAGCGGGGCATAGTAGAATAATTCTGCTATAATACAATCATGGCAATTACATTTGATTATTCAGGCAAACCAACATATATGTTCCAGGCTGGAGCAACTTCTACTGATGGTGTTTGGTATGCCGTTGGTGCCAAGATTGATACCGCCGCAGGATACGAATGGGCTGGCGCACAAACATTTTTAAATACTGTAACTACTGATGCTACTGTTATTTTAAGAGATGGTTTTAATAATTTTCTAAACCCTGCTGCTCGTGATGCTGCTTTAACATCTCCTGCTCAAGGTACTCTTGCTTTTATAAGACAAGATTCTGGTGGATCTCCTCTTAATCAAATTCAATTTTATAATGGTAGTGCTTGGGTTGCAAATGATGGAGACATCAATGGTGTAACTGCAGGAACTGGTCTTTCAGGCGGCGGTACATCAGGAACAGTTACACTTTCTGTTGATACAACAGTAGTAGCAACAACAAGCAATACTCTTACAATGACAGGTAAGACATTATCTGCTGCAACAATAACTGGAACACTTACTGCAGCATCTACATCTGGAACTGCAGGACAATACTTAGAATCAACTGGAACTGGTGTCCAATGGACGACGGTATCAGGATACTCTGCTCCTACACTAGGATCAACATCTATTGCATCAGGTGCAACAGTAACAACAATTGCTGGCTTAACTTTAACAGCGCCAACATTAACTGGAACAGTAATTGCATCAGGTGATATTAATCTATCTGCAGCAAACGGTCCAGGAAGTTTAATTGACGAACTAACGCTCCTATTAATGGGGGCATTATAAAAATGCTATATAATAAAACTATCGGAGGTAGTAACTAATGGCTACATTAACAAAGGCACTTGCTAGAACGGCGGCAGCCACATCAAGTACAACACTATATACAGTACCCGCTTCAACAACGACTGTAGTATCAAATATTGCAGTTACAAATACAGCAGGAAGCGCTGGTACATTTACACTTGCGCTTAATTCAGTTGCATTGCATACAACAACAACAATCGCTGCAAATACGACGGTATATATTGATCTAAAACAAGTATTAACTGCAGCACAAACAATTACAGGACTTGCTTCTGCAACAACAATTAATTTTCATATTTCTGGCGTAGAAATTTCATAAGGAGAAAACATGACAATCAATACAGTCCCCACACCTGCTTCTTTAGAATCAGTTGATAGTGTTCAAACAATTACGGCTACTGGAACATTTACGCTTCCTTCAGGATATGGTGCCTCAAAACCCCTTATTGTTGACATAATTGTTTGCGGTGGTGGCGGTGGCGGCGGTGGCGGAGCCAGTGTTGGAAACTCTTCAGGAGTAAACCAAATTATGGGAAGCGTTGCTGGAAAAGGCGGAGGTTCTGGAGTAGCATTAAAATATGAACGAATTGCACTTACAGCAAATGCCTCTGTAGTAATTGGCGCTGGTGGTGCGGCTGGTTTAGCAACAACTTATTCCGATAGCGGCTCTCCAATTACTGCTGTTACTGCAACAGGTGATGGAAGTTATGGTGGAATTACAAGCGTTAACAGTGCCTACTTTGGACCAGGTGGAGCAGGAGGAAACAGAGGATTAAGTACATCAAGTAACTACAGAATTACTTCATATATAAATCTGGCTTCTTACGAAAGTCAACAAGGAGGAGCCCCTGGAGGTTCTGGTGGTGGTATTGGTGGACAAATAGTCAACCTAAGCAATGTTAACAATATACCATTTGCTGGAATGTATGGACAAAGTGGTTTTGGTGGAGGATCCCCCACTGGTGGTGTTGGTGTAAAAACCTTAGTATTATCTAGTACTTATGTAAATTTTGGATTTGATCCAGTTCAAGCAGGCGGCGGCGGCGGCGGCGGAGAAGTACAAAACTCTAGCAGTGTTGGTGAAGGTGGAAAAGGAGGATCCCAAAGTACTGCTGCACGTGGGGGTCTATACTCAGCAGGTGCAACAACTTGGGGCAATGGACAAGCAGGACAAGTTCCAGGCGGCGGAGGCGGCGGAGGCGGTAACTCTAAAGGCATTAAGGCTGGAGATGGAGCAGCAGGCGCAAGTGGATTTGTTACTTTTATTTGGACGGCAGATCGATGAAAAATTTTGCAATTATTGAAAATGATAAAGTTACTAATGTAATTGCTTGTGAGTCACAGGAAATTGCAGAAGAAATAACTAATTCAGAATGTCTTGAGACTACAAAAGTTCCATGGATTGACTGGACTAGAATAGATGGAGAATGGCATCCACCAATGCCTCAAGAAATTGAAGATATCAAAATAGTATAAAATCAATTTATTTAAATTTATGGGGGAATATAAATTGTTTAAAAAAGAAATAGTTCCAGAAATTAAGTTTGTTACAGAAATTCCTGGACTAGCAGATATTGATTCAATAAAGCCAAAACTTGCATCTTCTTATATACCTGAGTGGTTTAAAGAAATGAAAAATTTTGACGGAAGCGTAAAACAATGTCCGTCATTTCCAGAATATTTTACTCAAGGAGTTATTCTTCCCGCTTGGACAGATATGAAGTTATTTTATAATTCTGTAGATCAAAGTTGGAACTGGGAAACTCCTAATCAAATATTTCAAATAGATTCGCATCCAAACAATCAACTTATTGACCATGTAGATACTTCAGTATTAGGTAAAAAAGGTCATTTTGTTTTTAAGTTATTATGCCCTTGGAATATTATTACACCAAAGGGGTATTCAGTTTACCAACTACCAGTTACATATGAATTTCATAAAGACTTTAGTGTGCTACCTGGAATTATTAGAACTGATATACATCATCAAATAAATCAACAGTTACTTATACACACATCAGATAAAGAGATATTTATAAAAAGGGGTACGCCTTTGGCACACTATATACCCTTTAAACGAAAAAAATTAAATTACATTTTTCGTAGTTCAACACCAGAAGATTCAACTAGGCTAAATACCGCGGTACTAGATCATCATACTCAGTTTAAATTTACTGGTTCATATTTAAGAAGAAAAAGAGAACTGTCTTAATAGTTACTGGTATAATATATAAAGGTTAGTTATTTTTATAAATAGGGGTGATATTTATGGCGCATTCAAAAAATGAAACAATTACAGTAGCATGGTGTGACGGTGGTTATACTGATGGACTTTTTACAGAAGGCTTAATAAGAACATTTTTTACAACTAGGGCACCACTTAGAGGTATTTTCAGAATACCAGGATCACAAATAAGTAGACAAAGACAAGGAATTCTTGATCTTTGGTATGATGATGAAAAAAGCACTGATTGGCTTTTATGGATAGATTCAGATATTGAATTAACATCAGAAGCATTAGATAAGGTTTGGGACGCTGCTGATAAATTTACACACCCAATTGTTACTGGAATATATTTTGTTTCTTTAGATAAAGAAGGAGATATGCAAAACCCGCAGGCCTGTATATTTTATCAAAATAAAGAAAGTGAATATCAAATGAATCCAATCTGGCCAATTCCAGAAAATCAACTGTTACAAATAGACTATTCTGGCATGGGTTTTGTATTAATGCATAGATCTGTAGTAACAAAACTTAGAGAAATTTTTCCCAATGGATTTATGTTTGAAGAAGAACAAAATCCAGGAGAAAAGTTTGTTGGAGAAGATATTAATTTTTTTAAAAAAATAAAAAATGCTCAAATACCAGTTTATGCACACACTGGTGCAATGGTTAGACATATAAAAAGATTTGCTTTAAGTTTTGATTATACAAAAAAATTTATGGAGGAAAAAAATGGCATTTGAACCAAACAAAATAGCATATGGCGGAACAGAGTACATGGTAAGACTTGTTGAAAAAAATATAGTTCCATATATGCCAAAATTAGAAAAATACGAAACTTTTTGTATGCCAGGTTTAACTCCAAACGTTATTGATTTAATAGATAAAGATCTAGTTGTTTGGAACCATAACCTATTAACACAATTTGGAAATCATACAGCCTATATGTTTTCAAAACCATCTATTCAAGATTCTGTGAGATACTGGATTGTTCCTTCTAATTTTAGCAAACAGCATCATATAGAAAATTTTAATATAGAAGAAAATAAAATATTTGTAATAAATAATGCAATTACTCCGTTAAATCCAAATTTAAAAAAATATAACAAATGTAAAAAACCAAAAATAATATATACTTCTAATCCAGGAAGAGGTCTTGAACTACTTTTACACGCTATAAAAAAAATTGATCTTGATTTTGAATTAAATATTTATGGGGACTGGAAACCAGAGATTCAAGATTTTTCTAAAAATGAAAACCCACTAAAATGGGTACAAGAAGTTTTAGAGGATCCAAGAATAAATGTTTATGGTCACACAGCAAAAAATACACTAAGAAGAAGAATTTCTGAAAGCCACATTTTTGCATATCCAAGCACCTATTTAGAAACATCGTGTATAAGTCTTATTGAAGCAATGAGCGCTGGTCTTGTATGTGTTGTTCCAAACGCTGGGGCTTTAGGTGAAACAAGCGGTGGAACTTTTCCAATTTTTAATTGGGCAGGAGAATTAAAAGAGTTAGTTGATAGAGGTTTTGGAGAAAACCTTACAGACTTTAGCATAAGGTTTAAAGATGACTTTAATGTAAATGTTGATGCTTATGCAGAACAACTAACAAGTGCAATTGAAAAAGTTAATAAAAACAATACAGACATAGAAAGTCAGGTAGAATATGCCAATAACACATATTCCTGGGAAACTGTAAAGAAGTCCTGGCTAGAATGGCATGACAATATTAATTAATATAAATAAAAAAATAACCCTACCCAGTCAAAAAACCAGGTAGGGTATTTTTTATCCCTTAAATCAAATGATTAGGAAATTTCTTTAACCATTTATTCGTGGCACCATTTTTCATAGATGACCATGAACTCCAGTCCTTACCGCCTTTTGTCATATGAAACACGATTTGGGCATTTTTGACTGGGCTAAAGAGTTCAGCATTTAAATCAAGATTGAATTTGTCTTTTCTATCTGGACCTAAATTACCGATCATGTTGATCTGGAAGATTCCATATGAGGAGTCTCCTGTCTCAGCATTACCATTGAATGCAAATGGGCGACCATTAGATTCTGCCTTGGCAACAGCCCAAGCAGTCTTAAGACCTACCCCTTTAAACCCAACAGCCTTCAGTAATTCAACCAACTGGATGTCAGTCAAACTTGTAGCATCCGCATACTTTGCAAGTACTACATCAGTAGTAGGCTTAGAAAGCAAAAAAGCCGCTTTGTCGGCGGCAGGTGCAATCTGAGCGGTATTACTTAGTAAATTGTTCTTGGTAGCATAAGCAGTACTAAAACCATTATTTAATAATGTTAAAGTAAGCAATGTTACAAGAACCCCCGATAGTATTTTGTTGTCTCTCAAGTTTTTCCTCCTAGACTACAAATGCTACTTTGCAGTAGCATACTCTAATTATAGCATCTTTTGGCCTTTTGAGTCAAATATCAGCATAAATTCTTAAAATTATTTCTATTGCAAGTGGTATAATAATAAGACTATGGCTGAAACTCCTGTCTATGACATTCCTTATCCCACGAACTCTTCTCCAGTAGATGTTGCTGGTGATTTACAGGCAATTGCTGAGCGTATTGAAGTAATTCTTCCTACAATTGGATTACCTTATCATACATTAGAAGTTGTAAATAATAGTGGTGTTTCTATTGCTAAGGGTGATCCTGTATACATATCAGGTTTTGGTACCAGCAAACCAAGAATAACAAAATCACAAGCAAGCACTATTGCAACATTTCCAGTAATTGGATTAGCACAATCTGCAATTGGTAATGGTAGTGATGGAGTTGTTGTTATATCAGGTGTATTTACTGACATTAATACTTCTTCGTATGCCGCTGGAGATAGGCTATATGTTGGATCAAGCGGTGGTCTTACAGCAACTCAGCCAATTACTGCTACAACAAATTCTGGAGTAGTTGGAATTGTTGCAAAATCAAATAGCACTACTGGTGTTATTCTTGTAGGATCTTTTAAAGGCAATGGTACGTGGGGATCAATGAAAGCAGGATTAGCATAATGGCACAATATAGAAATCAAACACCTTATCAAATTGGTTCAGAACCACCACAATCTATCTGGACAATTGTTAGAGGAGACACAGCATCTTTTAAGATGTATGTACAAGATGACACTGGTGAGCCACTAGTAATTGAAGACTGGACAATTACAATGGACTTTGCTAGATCAACTACATCTGCTGTTATTTTAACAGTAACTCCAGATGCAGACGAAGACGACGGTCCAGGAGAGTTTACAGTATATCTTGCAAGTGATGAAACAGAACTTTTAGAAACAGATGACGAGTTTGATATTCAGATGGCTAACAGCGGCAATGCAGTTGTTTGGACAGTCTTGCAAGGCAAAGTTTTGATGGTAGAGGATATAACAGGTTAATGGCAAAAGCCACCGTTCTTAATGTTGAGAGCAAAAGGGTGGTTAAGGTTAATCCTACCTGCAAAAATAGAAAGTCTATTGTCCTTTATGAACTACCATTTAAAATAAGAATAACTAATATCAAGGTTCCAGGATACAGTCCTAGCAATGTACCCCCGATTGGCATTGCCATCATCGGATTAAATAACTATATTTTATGATATAATCAATGATATGGCCGTCCTACCAATAAATCAATTAAAAGCAAAGTTTCAAACGGGTGATAGACCTAACGGAGAAGACTTTACTGACCTAATTGATACTACCGCATACAGAGCAGACTCTTTAGGTGGAGATGGAAACAACTCGGTCACAATCAACGGTATTGAATCAGCAACAGTATTTGACACAATAGACACATCCACCTGGAGAACAATTAAGTACATGGTTCAAATGTCCCATGCTGAATCATCTTCATATAGAAGCGCAGAAATAAACATAGTTTTTGATGGTACCAATCAAAATATTACAGAATTTGCCTCTGTTGCTAATACCAATAGCAATGTAGGAAATATCACTGCTAATTTAAATTCTGGTACAATTAGCATGACAGTTACACCAGCACTAAGCCCGATGACCATACGGTTCTACCGTACAGGTTTGAAGGCCTGACCTAAAGGAGAAGTAAATGGCTACAGTCGACAAAGCCTTTCGCATTAAAAATGGCCTCGTAGTTGAAGGCGCATCGGCTACTGTAAATGGATCAACAGTCCTTACAGAAGCATCTACAGAATTTCTACAAGATACCACAGCAGCCATGTTTGATGGCTCTCAAAGCGGTATCTCATTTTCATATAATGATACATCAGGAAAGATTACTGCAACAGTATCTACAGACCCTGTATTTGCAGATAAGATTACTTTTGAAGGTACAACACCAGATGATTATGAACTTATTCTTCAGGTAACAAACCCAACACAAGATGTAACAGTAACCCTACCAAATGCTACAGATACTTTGGTTGGTAGAGCAACAACAGATACTCTTACAAATAAAACTTTAACAACTCCAATAATTTCATCAATTTCAAATACTGGAACTTTAACATTGCCTACAAGTACAGATACTCTTGTTGGTCGGGCTACAACAGACACTCTTACAAACAAGTCTGTTTCTCTTGCTACAAACACACTAACTGGTACACTTGCAGAATTTAATACTGCACTTGCAGATGCTGATTTTGCAACTATTGCTGGAACAGAAACTCTTACAAATAAAACACTAACAAGCCCAATTGTTTCAGGACTTGCTATTTCAGATTCAAGTATTGTTTTTGAGGGATCAAGCGCAGACAACAATGAAACTACACTTACAGTAACAAACCCAACTGCAGATCGTACAATTACTTTCCCAGATGTAACTGGTACAGTTGTAACAACAGGTGATACTGGTTCTGTTACAAATGCAATGCTTGCAGGATCAATTGCAAATGAAAAACTTACAAACTCTTCTATCACAATTAACGGAAGCGCAATTTCTCTTGGTGGATCAGTAAACATTACTTCTGGAGTATCAAGTGTTTCTGGAACTACCAGCCAAATTGCAGTAAGTGCAACAACTGGAGATATCACACTATCACTTCCAAATGCAGTAGTGTTCCCAGGATCAGTTACTCTTAATGCCGCTCCAACAGAAGATCTTCAAGCAGCAACAAAGGGATACGTAGACTCTGTTGCACAGGGACTAGATATTAAGGCCTCTGTAAAGGCTGCTACAACCGAAAACGGAGCACTTGCTACTGCATTTGACGACGGAAGCGTAATTGACGGTGTAACACTTGCAACAGGAGATAGAATTCTTATTAAGAACCAAACAGATGCAACAGCAAACGGTATTTACGTAGTTGCAGCATCTGGAGCACCTACTCGTTCAACAGACATGAATGCAGCCGCAGAATTTCCAGGAGCATTTACATTTGTTGAGCAAGGAACTACAAATGCAGATACTGGATACGTATGTACTAACAACTCAGTAGTTGTTGGAACAACTGAAATTACTTTTGCACAGTTCTCTGGTGCAGGATCATATGTTGCAGGTAACGGATTAACACTAACTGGTAACTCATTTAGCATTAATACAACAATTACTGCAGACCTATCAACAGCACAGACATTTACAAACAAAACATTAACAAGCCCAACAATTACAACACCAACCGTAACTGGACTTACATTAAATGACTCAAGTATTGTGTTTGAGGGTTCATCAGCAGATGATCACGAAACAACCCTTACAGTTGCAAACCCAACTGAAGATCGAACACTTACACTTCCAAATGCTACAGGAACTATTGCTCTTACATCAGACATCACATCTGCAATTGACACATTTGGTGGTGCTGTAACTGGCGGCACAGGAATTAGCGCATCATATGCATCAACATCAGATATTCTTACAATTACTAACGTTGGTGTAACAAGCCTTGCTGGAACAGCAGACCAGATCACAGCATCTGCATCTACTGGATCAGTAACACTATCTCTACCACAGTCAATCGCAACAACATCTAGTCCAACATTTGCAGCACTGTCTATCGGTTCTGGTTCATTAACAGCAGGTTCAGTAACACTGACAGATGCTCTTATTGGAACAGCAACAACAAGCGTAAGCACAACAAGTGCAACAGTAGTTGATACATGGTCAGCAACAACATACAGCACAGCAAAGTATATTGTTCAAATGAAGAACGGTAATGACATTGAAGTTCTAGAAGTATTAGTAACTGTAGATGCAAACAATAACGTTTACTTGACAGAGTACGCAGATGTAATCAGCAATGCTCAAATTGGAACAACAGATGCTGACTTCTCAGGTGGTAACGTCCGCCTGTTAGTAACATCTACAAACGGTACTACAGTAAAGGTTCACAAGACGCTTATTGAAGCGTAATGTGGACTGAAGGGACAGTGAACTTCAGTGACGACTAATAATAAAGACTTTGTTGTAAGACAAGGACTTAAGGTTGCCACTGGAGTTACATTCCCTGATAACTCTGTACAGACTACAGCATTTACTGGAAGTGCAATTACTGTTGGCAGTACATTTCCAGTTAGCCCATCAAATGGTGCAATGCATTTAGATACAAATACAAATAGAATTTATTACTATTATTCTAGTACTTGGTATGCAATGGCTAATTATGATGATACCGCTTCAGTTACAGATCACAATCACAATGCAGATGGTTTTGTTGAAGATGTTTATACATATCAGGGTAATGGTCCAGTAGGCCCATGGCTTGGAACATCCCTAGATGGTGGCTCACCAGCCACAACATCATTTACAATGGTTATAAGCGGCGGTGGAGCAGCATGACAAGTTCTGCTATAATTAAACATAATACGGA